TTGGAACTTGTCCGCTTGGGTGTTGTCCTGCTTGAGCATCGCCATGTGCTGACTGGCGTGCTCGATGCCGATGAGCATCGCGGCGCCCTGCTCGGGCGAGATTTGCTGGGTCTGGACGAATTGGCCAGCGATAACTTCGAGGGGTTTGAGGTGCTCCTCGGCGTGCTCGTAATGGGCGTCGGACTGATCCACTGGCAGGGGGGTACCCTGACCGAACGCCATGTTCTCCAAGAGGGCGGCGCGACGCTGCTGCGGATTGCTCTGCGCCCCTTCGGGCAGGAGACCTTTGGTGACGGCCTGTGAGCCGAAGTTGTTGGCGATGTACTGTTCCAACCAGTAGCGTCCATTGACGCCGGGAATCTGCATCATCCCGAGCATGGCCTGCGCCTTCTGCGCCCGGAGCATCGGAGAAGAGAGACCTGCCGTGGCGGCGGTGCGGACACGTATCTCGGTGTCGAAGATCACTTCGTCGGGCACTCGCTTCTCACGGAGACGGCGGACGAACGCCTTCGCATCCTTGTCGGTACTGCCCTTCTTGCGGAGACGGCGGACGCACTCGGAGAACACGTTCTCGCCGACCTGCGACAGATAGATGCTGGCGCTCGCCTCGGTCAATTCGCCGCTCATCCCGGCAAGGATGTTCGCCTGTGTCGCGGTATCTGACTTCTGGATGAGGCTCTGCTGCTGCTGACGGTAGAGGGCGTTGTTCTCGGCCTGATTCTGGCTCAGGGTCTCGATGACTGCCATGCCCTCTTGGAGACGTGGGTAGACGCCGACCTGCGTGAGACCGTTGGGGATGACGTTGACCGGACCGTAGTTCTCAATCGGGGGAGCCTCGTCGGGCATCTCCTCACCCCGCTGGAAATTGATGCCGAAACTCATCGTCGCCGAGTCCACCATGCGGGACTTCATGCGGTTGAGCAGCTTCGAGTAGGCGCAGTTCTTGATGCCGAAACCCTTGATCGAGTGGACCAGCCCGTCGGTGCCCGTATCGTACCAGACGACGCCAAGAAGCTGGCGGAAGTTCTCGCAGTAGCTCGGGTTCTCGAAGAGGAAGTCCTCCACGCCGCCCTGCCGCGTGAAGACGTAGCAGGCGATTTCCCCCGTGAACTGCCGGACGTACATCCAGATGAGCTGGAGGGGCTCGAAGATCGAGGCGATGGTGATGTCATTCTGCACCACGTCGTCCTGAACGCGGGTCATGTCGCGAGGATCGCGCTTCGAGTTGCCATACATCGCCTGATAGATGGCCTCCTCGACTGCCTTGAGGTTCCAGCCGGCGTCCTCGCTGTTCTTCCGCGCCTTCTGATCCTTGATGTGCAGGTACAACTCCGAGGGGGAGACATCTCGCACCATTGCCACCACGTCCCACTCGGAGGGGCTCATGCGGGCGTTCTTCGGGAAGTAGATGCGTTGCACGTTGACCGCGCCGAAACGCGGGCTGTCGTAGTCCGCCCACTGCACCACGCCGGGGCCGAAGTCCACGAAGTTCTTGGCGAAGGCCATATACTGCGTGAAGTAGTCGGCACCCCAGTCGTCGAGGAAGTCGTCGAACGCCTCCGCGAAAGCAGCGGACCAGCGATCTGCGTTGGGATTCACGGTGTCGATGTCGACCGCGATCTTGTGGGGCACGTCATGCACCAGCTTCCAGTAGGGGAGAAGCGTGCGGTCTCGCGCCGCTTGGGCATCGCCGAAATTCACGTTCGTCTGCCAGCCTGCGCCCTGCGCTTCGAGCTTGCTCTGGTCGTAGGGCAGACCGCCCTCCAACTGGGCTCGCACCTCGTTGATGGTGCGGATTCGCAGGGAGCTGTCCTGGACGAAACGGTCGTAAATCTGGCGGGCGCTCTCCACATCGCGGATTCGCCGCTGGTCATCGGCGATCTTGAACCCATCACCGGAAGGGGTTTCGGGAAGTGGGGGCTTCGTGCCCTTCTTAGTGTAGGATTTCACTGCTCTCCTTCTACTTCAGAGGCGGGAGTTTGCAAGACGGAAGGAACCCAGCACCCAACCAGACACCAGAGCCAACGCCGGTATCGTGCTTGAGAGTTCGATTAGTCGAGTCCCCGGCGTTGCTCACCTGAGACGTTGGGCTGAAAGAAGAAAGATTATCCATATGCTAAAAATACGCTTCGAGGTAGAAAGCCCGCTAGGGCGAGGACAGTCGGCACCGGACGCCGTAAGCTCCCCGGTGCCTTTCGAGGTAGGCCAGACCGTTTACCATAAGGTACTAGCTGGCCCAGTTACCTACGTTATCGTCCGTACAGGGTGGGTGGTGGAAGATCCTCTCTACGGCTTCTGCCAATCGGTCTCACTAAAAGCCGAAGGAGCCAAAAACGGATAGGATACTTGGCCTGAAGATACCCATCTATCATGGTCCGCCCTTTATACACCGCGATAGGCTGCCCGTGGTAGTTGAAGTACCGATCAACGGAGCCCAACCAGTCGCCAGAGCCAACGCCGGTATTCTGCTCGCCGTGCTGCGTAGTCGAGTCCCCGGCGTTGCTCACCGGAGACGTTGGGCTGAAAGAAGAAAGATTATCCATATGAACGACCAAGTAGTTAGGATTTGGGTTCAGTTGATCGAGCTCGGAGCGCGAGTTGAAGCCCTTGCAAAAGTTGTCGTCGGTTGTGAGCCGCAAGACGATCAAGACACAAAGAGTATCGCATACCTGCGTGGGATCGTCGCTGAGTACGACCGAATCCTGCTTGAGATTGGGGATTATGACCCCGAGATGTCCGACGCCCTTGAAGCTGGCGTTCGAGCCTCGCGTGAGCGCCTACAAAAGGCCTTAGAAGCAGACGAATGACCCGGCCCAACCAGACACCAGAGCCAACGCCGGTATCGTGCTTGGGGGTTCGATTAGTCGAGTCCCCGGCGTGGCTCACCGGAGACGTTGTGGTATTTGGTGTAGCGTTCATAAGCATAAGCTATTCAGAGGCTTGAGTTTGCAAGACGGAAGGAACCCAGCACCCGATGGGGTATGGGAGGTCGCGCCCTTCGTCTGAGGCGATCACCACGGAGGAAGGCACGGCGCACTTTGCCTTGAGACTGCACCCGCAGACTCCGCAGACGTGCAAGTCCCCGAACCTCCGCTCCTCCGGGATGGCCCTGTCAATCATGCGATACAATGGGGCGCAGCGACATCCTTGGACCGGCTGGTTCATCGGACAAGCCACGCAGGCTTGTCGCCGCCCCTCGTTCACCTCCAGAGAGACGATCCCTCGTCCGCCCATGAGCCAATCGAGCGCGGCCCGGCTGAACGCCATGATCTCGGAAATCGAGGCGGTACGGGTCAGGTCGTGGACGGGCTTCCACGGGTCGCCAGGCCCTTCGGAGAGGCACTCACGCTTGCCCAACTTGGAACAAATCTGTCGCTGCACGTCCATGCGGGCCTTGTCGAGCGCAGCGTCGAAGCCGTTGTGCTTGCGGTGAAGCGCCACTTTGGAAACGAGGTCGGAGAGGTTGTCGCCCGTGATCTTCAAGCGGGTCCGTGGTTCGAGGTACTGCCACCCGCAGGGCGGCACGTCGTTAGGATGTCGGAGAGTTGCCATGTGTAAATTCTCCTGAGAACCGTGCCGCCGCCTTCCGCGCCATCTCCCGGCAGTGGCCCCACGAGAGGCGAGAGCTTGCCCCGCCGAACTCGGCGAGCATCCCCTTGCGGACCATCAGTTCTCCGAACTGGCAGAAGGAGTCGCCGAAGTCGGGCGAACGGCCGAGGCGCTTCTTCAACTCGTCCTTGTTCTCCACGAGCATCTTTGCGGCGCCGCCCTGCTGCTTGACGGTGTACTGGCGGGCGGCGAGATCCTCTCGGGTCTTCTTGTCCACCTTGGACAGGCCGGCAAGCATCCCTTCTTTGGCGAGGTAGGACGCTCGGAACCACAGCTCGGAGACGAAGTAAAGTACCTGCTCGCTGGCCTTCTTACCGTCGTTGAGGCGGAGAGGTCGGTCGGTGGTGGGGTCGGAGTAGCTGATACCCTGCACCTTGGGGGACCATTTGACGGTGAGCAGGGAGTACACGCCGCGCCCCTGGGCCGTAGTGTCCATGATGAAGTTCTCCGGCTTCACGCCGCGCTTCTTGCACTGCTCCATCACCTGATCGGCGATCCAGTCCTCTTTGAGGATGCGGCTCCCGACATCGGGAACCTTCAGCTTCACCGACTCGGTGGCGGAGCAGCAGGGTTTCCCGTCACGGAGCCGACCAAGATCGGCGAACATGAGAACGCAGTCGTCTCCGCCGAACGCCGTGTCATGGGTGGCAACCTTCTCGGGCGGGAAGTCGAACACCGCCGGAGGGCTGGCTTGGTCGATGGTGGCGGAGGGCCACACCTTGTTCACCATGCCGTCGGGCGGCGGAAAGCCGAGGACGTACATGTACCACTTGACGCTGTTCTCGCCTTCAGTGATGCGGAGGGTCTCGACGTAGGTGGAGTCCACCAAGCCGGGGCAGACAACCTTCCTCGCCTTCACATTGGGGCTGTGCAGCGCGTTGAAATGGACGCAGACCCCGTTCGGTTGCACCGTCTCCCAGTACGGAGTATCCTCGCTCACGTCACTCCAGCCCTTGCGCGGCATGGCCCACTGCTGGCAATACATGCTCGAACGGTCTGACGGGTTGGTGAGGAGGGCGGTCTTGAAATCCGGGTCGGCACGGGCGTTGTCGATTGCCGAGAAGAGAACCTCGCCCATGTGTTCACACTCATCGGCCACGATACGGCGGCGGGGGGTATGCTGACCGCGGAGCTTGGTGGCGTTCACGTCGGAGGAGTCGGCGGCAACACCTTGGACGAGGAACTTGTCGCGGTCCAACTCGTCCTTGCTCCGGAGCTGGATCTTCATCTCGTTGCTGGTGGTCGTCGGCTTGAGTACGTCGAAGAGAAAGTTCTTCAAGACGCTCTGCTCGAAGGACTGCATCACATCGCCCCAGATGCGGGTTCGGAGGGCGTCGAACTTGGTCGTCGTGACGGTAGTGGAGGTCTCGCGGGGCTTCGCCAGATAGTCGAGGAGGACGATGCGCGAGGTACAAAAAGTTTTACCGGCGGCGGCATGGCCTATCACTGTGATAATCTGGTAGTTACACCACGCCCAGACTATGCGCTCGGCCCATTCGTTCCATTGGAAATCGGGCCACATCACCTTCCACGCTTGTTTCAGATGGTACTCCGGAGACCGGCCGGTGTCGAACTGGACATGCTTCTCCGACCGCTTGGGGAAGAAATCATTGTCGGCATAGCACGCAAGTTCGATGCTCAGGTCGTTCGACCCTTCGGGCCAGTCGTATCCGTATCGGGAGATTGCCTTCATTCGACTTGTAGGAGATGCGCCAGATACGAACGAGTCCACACTTCATGCTGACCGTCCTCGCGAATGAAGAGCCTGCTGTCCCCTCCTAGGTCCCGCATATCCCGGTACGCCTGTAGAAGGGCGTCGTCGCGGGAGCCGAGAAGTCTCTCTATGCGGAACTCAGGATACCCCCCATTCAGTGACGCCCT